TGCTTAGAGGGGAAAAAGAAATCTACCATGAGTTTGCTGATACACTTAATGCAGTACAACAAGACACGCGCCGCGACGCCGGAATTACCGGATGGCGGTTCAACCAGACGCCTGAAGACGCTGGAGGATGGGAATAATGGCCAACAGATTCGCAGTACACGAACGAGCACCACACCGCCCAAACCGTTGCATCGTAACCAGCACCACCGGAAGCCCAGAAAATCCGCTAATCGACCTCGACAAGCAGATTGACTATTACGGCATGGTCTACCTGAGCTACAGTGTACTCGTAGCAATCGCAGACCAGTTTGGATTCGCAACACCACAAGAAGCAGACCGCCTTCGACTAGAAAATGCGGCCTACAAGGAGAAGCTGGCACGTATCCCAGCAGTAACGGAGAACCTAGTAAATGACATCCGCAATCTTTCAATTTCTGCTAGTGCTGATTTGCTTGCTGAGCCTACCCCTGTCGTTCTGGCTGATGACCCGAAGCCTGAACAAATCAACGGAGGGGCTAATCAAGACTACTTCGGAGACGACACTCCTGTTGAACCAAGCAGTGAACCTGTTGTCGACGAAGGACCCGATAGCGTACCAGCAGGTGCTGGCAGCAAGCGGACTGCTAAAGCCAGTCCACGAGCAGGCACCCCTAGTAACTGATAATTACCCTGAGGTAGATGACAACGATGAGTATGATTTCGACGCCCTCCGAGAAGAGTACGGCATTAAGTAACGCCGTAGATTTCGAGCAGGTAGAGCAGCAGTCAAGCCTGCTCGACGACGCCCAACTTAAAGCCCTCCAGGCCGACAAGAAGGGCAAAGACCTCGTTGACTACATCCGTAAGGAATACGAGAAGTCGAAGAACGCCAAGAACTGGCGTGTACGTCAGTGGTACCTGAACATGTCGTTCGAACGTGGTAAGCAGTATGTGGCCTGGGACTCAACCAAGAGCCAGCTAGCCCAGCTACCACGAGGCGACAAGAACCTGCCACGCATCACCATCAACCGTGTGCGCCCAATTGTACGCACAGAGATTTCGAAGCTCACCTCACAGAAGCCATCAGCAGTAGCCCTGCCGGCCTCTAACGAGATTGAAGACATCTTTGCAGCAAATGCTGCCACCCAGGTCTGGGAGAGCCTCTACGACCGCCTGAAGGTCGGTCGAGAGATGCGTAGCGTTGCCCGCGACCTATCAGTTCTCGGCGTAGGCTACCTCAAGACCTACTGGGACTCAGGCAAGACCGACACTTGGAGCGACGAACAGGGCGACATCTGCATCGAGCACGTGTCCCCATTCAACGTATTCGTGCCAGACCTGTCGATTATCGACAACGAAAAGCAGCCGTACATCCTCCACGTCTACACCAAGCCACTCGAATGGCTGAAGATGACCTACGGCGACCTCATCCCTAAGGATGCCCAGCCTACCGTTATCGCCTCAACCGAAATTGCAGACGTCTCGTCAGCACTTGACATTCGTGAAAACAACAGCAAGCCAGACGCCAGCCTCGTAATCGAAGCATGGATTCGTCCAGGTACTACCAAGCTGCTCCCTAAGGGCGGCTACATTGTTGTCGTAGACGAAATCATCGTCGAAGCCAGCCTGGACGGCTTCCCTGCCGGCTACAGCGACTGCCCAATCACCAAGTTTGAGCACATCCCAAGCGGGCAGTACTACCCTGCATGCGTCATCGATGACATCATCCCGCTGCAGCGTGAAATCAACCGCACCCGTTCGCAGCGAATCCAAGCAAAGAACGTAATGGCAAAGCCACAGGTGTACTACCGTGAAGGTTCGCTCGTTGTAAGCCGCATCAGCACCGCCCCAGGTCAGTACATTGGTGTAAAGCCAGGCTTTGACTTCCCACAGTCGGCACCAATGCCACAACTCCCACCATACGTAACTGAGGAACTAGAAGCCCTAAACCTTGACCTCGAAGACATTTCAGGTCAGCACCAGGTTTCAAAGGGTTCAACCCCTCCAGGCGTAGAAGCAGCGACCGCTATCGCATACCTGCAGGAACGCGACGACTCCTACCTGGCCCCGACCTTCGCCTCAATCGAAGAGGGTCTGTCACGTGTCGCCCGCACTGCACTATCGTTGGCGGCAGAGTACTGGACTGGTGAACGCACCATCAAGATTGTTGGCGACAACAACAGCTTCTCGGCTGAAATGTTCCGTGGCTCAGACATCGCCAAGGGTACCGACATCCGTATCGAAGCCGGTTCGGCTCTCCCGTCATCGAAGGCGGCAAAGCAAGCACTCGTAATGGACATGGCAAAGCTTGGCATGATTCCACCAGAGGACGCCCTCAACCTTCTCGACATTGCCACCTTGAACCGTTACACCGACAACCGTGGTACTCGTCCAGACGAGTTGACGGCACAGCGTGAAAACATTCGCTTCAAGAACCTTAGCGAAATGTCTGTCATGCAGCATTACAGCAACTGGCAGCAGGGTGCCGCTATGGGCAACCCTGAGATGATTGACGCCAACACTGGTCAGCCATTGCAGCCACCAGCCATCATCTCGGTGAACAAGTGGGATAACCACGCTGTTCACATCCAGGAGCACGACAACTTCCGTAAGAGCCCTGCATATGATATGCTGACTCCAACGCAGAAGGCGGAGCTCAACAAGCACATCAACATCCACGAAATGGCTTTGGCTAATCTTCAGCAACAGCAGATGATGGCACAACAGCCTCCAATGGACCCAATGGCTGCTCAACAGGAGCAGCAGCCTGAACAACCCGCCTAGAAAGAGAAATAATGTCAGACCTTGACTACCAGGAAGTCGACTCGTTCGACGACAACGACGAAATCTACCTGCCGGACAATTCGCCAGAAGGTTACGAGGAAGTCGACGAGACCGACTACGAGCAGGAAGAAGTACCAAATAACAATCCTGCTCTAACCGAACTCTACGAAATCCTGCCTATGTCGTTGCACGGCATGGTACAGCCAGTCCTAGACAAGTGGCAGGCAGGCGTAGATGCAGAGTTTGAGAAGATTGCCCCATACCGTAAGTTCGCTGATGCAGGTCTCGCACCAACCATCATCGAGGCTTCGCTAGAACTAGCAAGTGAAATCTCAAGCAACCCTCGCGCCGTCTACGACGAGCTAGCAGAACGTTACGGCTGGCGACAGGCAGAGCAGATGATGACTGATGCGCTCAGCGTCGCATCGAAGGCTACCGAAAGCACCGACTATTCGCTGTTTGGTGAAGAGGAAGACACCGACGTCGAGCAGGACCCAACCTCGCTCGAACTCGCTGCTCTCCGCGCCGAACTAGAGGCACTCCGTGACTCACGTGAAGCCGAGATTGAGGCTGCAAACGATGAGACCTACGAGTACGAGATTGAAACCTCGCTCGAGACTCTCCGCGAAGACTACGGCGACTTCGATGAGGAGGGCGTAATCCGTCGTGCAATGCTCCTCGCAGACCAGTATCCTGACGCAGAACTCCCTCAGCTTATTGGTGCCGCGTTCGAGCAGTACCAGGGTGAGATTGAGCGTATGCGTTCAAGCATCAAGGTTGCTCCACGTGTAGCAGGCGGCACAGCAAACACTATGCCAGCTGCCCCACCAGTTAAGTTGACCACTCGTGAAGAGCGTGTGGCTGCAATTGAAGCAATTGTAAAGAACAATTTGCGCGGCTACTAAGCCCAAACGGAGGCCCCCAGCATCTACGGATGGCTGGGGGTTTTCTTTTAGCGTCTATGCTACACTTGAATCAGTAGTGAGTACGGTCATAACAGTATGGCTAGGGCGAACGAAGTAAGAAATTAATAGTCAAACTAGCACATTAGGAGTGTTTATGTCCGAAGGACAGAATCTCGCTATTGCCAACGTCATCCTGAAGGATGTCTACGGCGATATCAACGAGCAGATTAACAACGCAACTCCAGCACTGGATGGCATCAAGTCAACCGCCCGTAACATTACGCAGGTCGGTGGTCTTGGTATCAAGTTCGTAGCACACGTCGGTCGCAACACTGGTATCGGCGCACGTGGTGAGGACGAGGACCTTCCAGAGGCTGGCAACCAGCAGTACGTCGACGGCCAGACTGGTCTGAAGTCGTTCTACGGTTCGGTACGTCTAACCGGTCAGGTTATGGCGCAGGCATCGCAGAACTACCAGACCTTCGCTGACGTCACCTCGGAGGAAATCGAGCGTATCCGCGATGACATCGCAAAGGACCAGAACCGACAGATTTTCGGTGACGGAACCGGTACCCTCGCAAAGGTCGCTACCGCTAACACTAGCGCAGCAGCAACCCTAGCCCTCGACAACGTAAAGTACCTCCACGTAGGTATGCGCGTAGACGTTCTGCTAGCCGCAACCCTTGGCAACGCAGTACCGACCCCAGCACACACTGCTGGCTACGTAACCATCGTTGGCATCAACAAGACCACCAAGGTAGTCACCTTCGACCGCAACCTGGCATCCAGCGTAACCGTTGGTTCGGCAGTAGTACGTTCGAACTCGACTGGTTCGTCGCAGGTTAACAACTGGAAGAAGGAGTGGGCTGGCTTCGGCGCGCTCATCAACGACACCACTGCACTGCACGGTATCGACCCTTCGACCACCCCAGCCTGGGCTGCACACACCAAGGACATCTCGGTGTCGGGTGTTGCACAGCAGATTACCGAAGAGGACATGATTGGCATGGTCACTTCGATTGCTGAGGACGGCGACAAGCCAGACGTCATCTGGACCGACCACGGCTCGTGGAACGGTTACTGGAAGGCTCTGGAGGACCGCCGCCGCTACGTCAACAAGGTTGACCTTGAGGGTGGTAACCGTTCGCTTGGTTTTGCAACCGAGTTCGGTGACCTTCCATTCAAGGCCGACTTCGACGCCCCTCAGGGTAAGATGTGGTTCGTCAACCAGAAGAAGATTAACCTCAACACCAGCCGCGGCTGGGAGTGGATTGACGAGGACGGTTCGAAGTGGAAGCAGGTTCCACGTCGTGACGCGTTCATCGCCTACCTCCGCTCGTACTCGGAGCTTTCGACCTACCGTCGAAACACCCACGGTGTTATCTCGGGTATCGCCCCAGGTATCTAACCACCCACGAAAGGGGTACAGGTTCGCCTGTACCCCTTTCTTCTTATCTAAGGAGAAACATGGACATTCAATATCTAGGCCAGAACAGCCGAATCCAAGACTTTAGCGAACTAGACCGCATGCGTGACGTGCCTGTAGGCTGCGAACGTATCGCACGAGTCCTCGCAGACTACGACCCTGCAATCTACATCCGTAAACTGCCAGAGTCCCACCCACAGTTCGACCAGAACCGCCCATACAGTGTGGTAATCAATCCTGGCACCGGTCAAGAGAAGTATGTTCTTAAGAACTTCGCTGAATGGCAGATTGACGAACGTCTACTTGCAGAGATTATCCAGGCAGACGTAACCAACGCAGGCATGTCGATTGACGACATTCAAGCAATTAACGCGGCTCACGAACTGATGAAAATCAAGGAACGCGAAGAAGAAGACGCGCATCGACGAGAAGTAGCCCGAGACCTTGTTAAACTAGGTTTTAGTAAGAACTACGCAAAGCATAACGGAAAGTTGTTGTTCGACCCAAATGCCTAGAGACACATACACCCGCACCGGCGACGAGGTAGCGTCAGAAGTTAAACGTATCTTCGGAGACGAAGCCCTAGTCGAACTTAAGAACACCGACCTCATCCGTTGGATTAACGCTGCACAGCGTGAAATCGCTATGTCGCATGAGGTTATCCGTGGCTCTGCAAGTTCAGACGTTACAGCAGAACAAACCCTGTATGCGCTGCCAGGCAACAGCCCTGTACGTCTAATCCAAGGTATTCACTTTGAGGGCCGTCCACTAGCACCCGTCTCGTTCCAGGCGGCACAGGAAACTATCCTGAAGGACGACCCAGACCGTGAAGCCAAGGGCGACCCTAAGATTTGGTATGAATGGGATGGCGACATCTACATTTATCCAGCATCAGACCGCGACATCACTGGCGGCCTCACCCTCTACTACATTGGTGAGCCAGGCAACATTGTTGCACTAGAGGATGCCCTGCAGGTACCTGACCGTTTCTACAACCAGATTATCGACTATGTACTAGGTCAGGCTTACCGTCTAGACGAGAACTGGCAGGCAATGTCGATGCAAGACCAGCGTTTCCGTGAATCGATGGACCGTCACCTTGCTAAAGAAACCATTGTAGACGTCAACTATTATCCAACCAAAACTGTACTTCCTGAGGACTACTAATGCGCGACGGCCTAGTAATCAACAACTTTGAAGGTGGCCTGAACAACGTAGCAGACCCTTCACTTATTGCCGAGAACGAACTCGCTGAGGTTAAAAACCTTATCATGTCGCGCACCGGCAAGTTGATTAGCCGTCCGCCATTCCGTCCAGAAGCATCCTATCCTGGCGGCAGCACAACCCTAAACATGTTGGGCTACTTCCGCAACGAAGACGGCACAGTATTCCTAGTTGCTGCCACCTCAACAAAAACCTACCTGTACAACATCAACGCCCAGACTTGGGCTGAGATTTGGGCGTATGCGGCAGAAGACATCACTACCTACTTCAACCGCCTCTACCTCATCAACAGCACCAACGGCGGCGGATACTGGTCGAAAGTCAGCGGAACCTACCAGTTCACTACTCTTGCCGCGCTCCCTAAAGGCAACCAGATTCACTACACTAAGGGCCGCATTTACGTATCTAGCCGCATCCTAGGCAACACGTCGACCCTACGCTACAGCAACATCACCACCCTCGGTGATGGTAGCGTTCCAGGAACCAGCATCGACGAGTTCCCTACCTCAAACTACATTGACATCAATGAAGGTGACGGCCAGCCGCTCCTCAAAATCATTGAAGGCAACAGCGAACTGTTCCTATTCCGCACCAACTCAACCTATCGTCTAGCGTTCGGTGCGTCAGCAGAACCATCTGCAGGAACCCTCACCGCAATGTCAAACACTATCGGCGTAGACAACACCAACAGCGTCGTAGAAGCAGACAACTTTATTGCAGTTCTCCACGCAGGCACCTTATACCAGTTCGCAGGATACAACTTCTATCCACTAAACGAATACAACAAGGTACAGTTCAACAAGAAGAGCGGCACCTGGACTACCACTACCGCCCTATCACGTGTAGGACAATACCTTATCGTCTGGTTCTATGGCTCCATGTACGTATTCGATACAGAGACTCGCATCTGGACTGAATGGGAATCGCCTACAAAGACAGCATTCCTGATGGAAGCACCACGCGGAACCCTGCTCAACCCTGAGGCGGCAATCACCGCCTATGGTGTGCCAGGAGTTGCTAGTGCTACCAGCGGCCTATTCAAGTTCGCAGACGAATACACGCTCGGTGCAACAGAAGAAATCGTGTGCAGCATCAAAACCCGTACCTACGACATTGACGAACCAACCCGATTCAAACGTTTGTTCGGATGGGAACTGCTCATGGTTGCCGTCAACTATGTTGAAGCAGCAATCCAGCCAATTGATGTTCCTGTAGCCAACCAGATGACCTGGGCGGAACTAACCACCTACACGTGGACTCAAGCAGAAACTAACGGATATGTGTGGAGCCCTGCAGACGGCTACAACCCAACCATCATCAGCGGACTCCCAGCCGGCAACCCTGTCCCACAGGTGCTTAAGGTTACAGGCAAGCAGGTATTTAAGCGTGCCTTCTTCACTGTCAAGTTCCGCAATGATGGCACATCTAATACGGCTCCTAGCCGTCTAGATGGCATTGTTCTATATCTCACTAATGGTCGACGAGCAGCGATAGGACGCACAGCATGATTGGTGGCGCAGGATTCAACAAGTACGCGGCAGGAGCCAAGCAGTACGGTATCGGCATTAGCGGACCTAATACTGGTATGAAGCTCGACCAGGAGGGCTACAAGGAGCGTTCGATGCGGCAGCGCGCAAAGAACACTGCCATGCTAAAATGGATTCAAGGACGTAAAGGCAGTCGCGGCTATATCAAGCCGCAGTCGCAGATTGGTATGAAGTAATGGCAGGATATAAAGATGCTGTTGAGCGTCGCGCTGCCGGCATTGGCACCAAAGCCTACGTAAAGCCTAAGCCTCCAGTAAAGAAGCCTCCAGTAAAACCTAAGGCTCCAGCAAAGAAGCCACCTGTAAAGTCTACTGCTAAGTTGACTCCTGACTCGGCTACCCAGATGGCTATGAACGCCACACAAATGGAAAACGAGGGGTCGAAGGCTCTCCGCTTGTTCCAGGAAGATGTTGCCCGTCGCAATCTACAGACCAACTTAAACGCTATCGACCGTAACGCTCTCGACGCCTATAAGGGCATCGCTGACGATTATGGCGCTCGTGGCATGCTTCGTTCTGGCGGATACTTTAACGCAGCCGACACTGCTGCCGCAGACATTACTGATGCTCGTACTGGCGAACGTAATGCTTTCTCTGACGTCCAAAACCAGAACACTCTACAGAACCTTATTGGTGACATGACCACTGGTTACGGCAACATGGACACTTTGAGCGCCTGGCTGAAGAACTATCTAGCCAACAAGTCTAAGCAGATTGGAGCCTAGCGATGGCTGGCTGGATTCAGAACGCCCTCAGTAAAGCAGCAAACGTTGCCACAAAGACTTCAGGGGCAGTTTCTAGAAACCCTGCAATGGTTCAGGGTCTAACTGGTACCACTATCCTTGGTGGAGCCGGTGCATCGCTAATTAATGGCAAGCCAAAGCCATCAAACCCAGTATCAGCAGGGGCAGGGACTACTGGACTAACTGGCGGCATCAACGGCGGACAGACTGGAGGGGGACTATCTGCCGAAGACATCCTGGCCCGCTACTACCAGGCGCAGAATGACCCAGCCCTCTCCTACCTTACTGGCGGCCCAAACCTTGGGCTAATCAACCAGTTGAAGGCAGACTCAGCACGCCGTCTAGAACTCTACAAGACCAACCGCGCTGACGCAGAGAACCTCTACGGCCAGCTGACTGGCAAGGTAGAACAGCTTGGGACTCAAATGGGTCAAGGCTATAGCGGTGCAATTACTGGCTCCCAGGAACGACAGACCACCGAACAGACTCGCATGTCTGACCAGTTGGCTGCACAGGAGCAGCGTCGCGCTGCAGCCGCACAGGAACTCGGTGTAGGTGCAGAAAACGTAGCAACCGACTACGGTTCGCGTGAACGCGCAAATGAAGCAATGAACATGCTTGGACAGAGCAGCACTTCATGGCAGAACCTGCTCTCGTCAATGCAGCAGAGCGCAGCAGAACGCAACGCCAACATGCAAACCGCTATCGGTGGCGACAAGCTCCAAACTGTACTTGGCATGAAGCAGCAGTACGATGCTATTGCCGACCAGATTGCACAACAGATTGCTGCAGAACGTTCAAAGACGGCAACCCGTAAGTTGAACGAACTTGGCAAGATGATGACCCAAGGATACCTTGGACAATTGAAGGACCTCACGTTTGGTGACGGAACTTCAACCAATAAGTTCATGCAGGCCGATAAGACAGCAAATGACTATCTTGCACAGGTCCTAGGAACCAACCCATACGAGTATCCTGGTGGCCCTAATGCGTTTAAGGCAGCACAATTCCGACGTCTTGTCGGCAAGTATGGTGCAGGCAAAATGAACGCAGGAACCAAGCTTGCTCCTGCTGATAACGCAATCATGGAAGCCTATGGTTGGAACATGAATGACCTTGCTCCATATCAGTATGCAGAGCTAGTTGGCGGCGGTCAGGGC